AAGTAAATACGTTGATTTTCATTGCACTTTGTAATATTTTCTCTACAAGAAAGGCAATATTTATTCGTTGCAATCTTTGATATGATACCACAATTTGCACATGCTTTTTCCTTTATCACATAACGTTCTTGATGTCTGTTTTTAAAATAACATCTTTGGCATGAATTTGGACGACGCTTTGTAAATGGGGTTTCACAAACAATACATATCTTAGACATATAACCTCTCGAGTTATTCTCAGTGAAAGAACAAGTCAGGCAGTGAGAAGCTGCTTTTCGGATGCCTCCTAGACTTGTTAAAATATGCAAGACAAAAACATATTTAACCTTGCAGAGTTAAATATGCAAAATAGATCCATGAAAAACCTGGCAGGGTTAATCATGTCGCGGACACTTAGGTTGACCGTTTAAATTATATCATTTTTCTGTATTTAAATCAACAGTGAATTCATGTTCTTTTGTTTTTTTATCTTTCGACTTTCTATAATTAGCTAACCTTACTTCGAAATGGTTAGGATTTCCATCCCTAGCCCATATTTTCCGTTGGCATTCTTGAAAAGCATCCCTACGCTCTTGCACCGATAGATCAAAATAGTTAGTAGGAAGAAAGTTTTTTGTGCGCCATTTCTCTGCATATTCTTTTGAATATTCCTTACCTTCTATAGTGATCATACTTGTTCTTCCTCCATTCATCTGCTCTCTCTACATCCTTATACGGCTGGTAAACTTGTATCTTATGGGTCGCACAGGCATACCTAAGGGCATCTATCGCGTGATCTGCTTTCTTAACAGGCTCATCGTCGCCTTTCTCTGCTGCCTTCTTATCCCACACATACGACTCCATCTCTCTAATCAAGTTGTTGCATGTATTTAAGATGAATAGATTGCCCTTTTGCATCTCAGTACCAAGTATTTGAATACCATCGAGTACTTCGTTATTAGCGTCCATCGTTATTAGTCCAGCTCTACGCATTTCTAGTTTGAATGACGCAGCACTTGGATCAATGTAGATATTTCTAACGTTGTAGTCTTGCAGGAATTCAACCATATCGTATGCAAATTCGCTGTTAGTTTTTCCTCGTTGCTTAACTTGAGGATCCCAGAAATATTCTTTTTCAACCCACATTTTCTTGCCTGTTTGTGTGTACTGGCCTGTTGAAACTCCAATGAGCACACACGCAAATGGATTCGAAGCGCCGTAATCAATACTTGCAATGTAGTATTCTGCTGCGCAAGGTGGTTTTCGTAGAACGTGGATATTTCTATCAAAGAAGTCAAAGATTGCACCCTCCGCAAGACACCAAAGACCGAGATAATTTCTTTTATAGAACACTCCAGAAAGAGAGTTTTTAATTCTATCTTTGTAGTCTTGAGGTACATATGGATTGTCATCCAGTGTAAAGTGCAGTTGATAATAATTAGGATTACCTTCTTGAGCCTTGTCAATCCATCCTTTAACTTTGTGAGTAGGATAAGAGGGATTCATTGTAGCATGAGCTTTACTGTGAACACAGCTTAAACGGGTATCTATCATATCAATAATGGACGGAGGATATAAAGTAATTTCATCGCAGTAAGTTAAAGAATGAGTATCCCCTTGAAAATTCCCGATCGCCCCCTCATCTTTAGCACCTAAGATCGTGATAATCTTCTCTCTAAAATAAAGCTTCTTTCCTGACCATACACAAAAAGGCCTGAATATCGCCAGTTCATCTGATTCCATTATCAAACGAACTACGTTTCTATATGCTGTATCGAATGTATGGCCTACAATGTATATTTTGCTATCAGGACATTGGACAGCATCAAGCATAAACTTAAATACAGTTCCTACGGTTTTACCACACCGAACTGATCCGTGTGCTAAATTCCAACGAGAATTTGCTTCTTTTACGTATTGTAGTTGTTTTTGGGATAGTGCATCAGGCATATTTTAAGTATAAGACAGGAGTAAATTTTATGAAAGAACAAGATAAAATACGAGCATATGTTTGTAGCTCGAATGAATCAATCGAAAAACTTAAGCTATCATGCGATACTCTTGTTATTAATATCGATTCCTGTCTAGACAGTGATGTAAAAATAGTAGAAATTAGAGTGTACGGGAAAGTGCATAGATATTCTACTAAGCAAGTGTCTCAATTTTTGGATTACATAACAGAAGGATTTTTTGAATGAGAAACAGAGCTAAATGCAAATCATGTGAATCCATTATTGAAAGCATACATGAACGTGATGAAGTAGGTTGTGCCTGTGGAAAGATAAGCGTGAGCGGTGGTGATAAAATGGGATGTGCTGCAACTGACTGGAGCATATTCCTACGTGTTGATGATGAAGGGAATACACTTGTTCCTCAAATACAAGAAGCCAAATCAATTACTCGCGATGACCTTCTAGCAGCACTTGACGATATGATTCATCGCATTGAAGAGATGCCTCAACAAGCGATGATCATATCTATCAACCATTATGATTTCGTATCTTTATTGATTTTACTATCATCGATATTTAAATCAGAAGTACCCTTAGCTGATATGTCGGGTGTTTTAACGCCCGAAAACAAGCTAGCTAAATGAAGAACTGATTCATCGAATTTCTCTGCTAGTTTTCTGCTAGCAGGGTCCTCATCACGTCCTTGACCACAATTTTCACGGCCAAGCAGTTTAAGCATCTCTACGTTGCCTTCCATAGCCTTTATATATTGTCTTAACAATATATTTGCAGGCAAACAGGCCGTCATTCCACTGGTGTATTCAGTGAAAGTCATATTATATTCATCTCTGAATCTCTCATAAAAAGTATCTGGATGAATTCTTAAGCATTTAGCAATTGTCGCTCCTGAAGTCCCAACTTCAATTCTTCTTTCAACTTCTTTCCAATTAATTTCTTTAAAATTACCGTGAACTTTAACGTTTCCATGTGGCTTGCCAGATGGAGGATCACCGGGATACCTTCTAGCTTTTTCATTAACTTTACTTAATCGTTTTCCCATTTATGTCCTCACTATGCGCTATATATATCGCGTTGTTGTTTTTTTTGAAAAGCCTAAGAAATATGATGAAAGAAAATTCCCTAAAAACCTAATATGAAATAGCGTGCATTTTGTTATTTGACAGATTCCTTTTTTTTTGATTTATGGAAATCGATTTTGTCATGTTTATCTCGTTGAAAAGCCCTCGTTCGCATTGCGAGGGCTTTGTCTTTATTGTATCGTGATACGCCATTCGGATGATGAAGGCTTTCTATGTTTCTCGATATCCACGCCGACACGCTCTTGTAATATCTTCAATAATTTACCATATTCCAACACGCCTTTTCTTTCGACTTGCTGTAGTGTCAATCCATTGCCTCGACTGTTCTTTGACATAGAGTAATATATTAGCTGATTTTTTAAAGATTTTTCTCTTTCTTGTAGAGACACAATCTCTTTACGTACTTTCTTATATTCTTCTGATGCGTTAAACCACATGGGGTCATTTCTGTCGATGAAATCATCTTCTTCAAGTTCCGGAGGTTTTCCATCCAATACAGACTGATAAAACTCATAGCATTTCTCTAACATATCATCAATGTAGTCTTGATTTCTTTCTACAATTATCGACTCTGTGGTTTCTCCGTCTTCAGAGCTTTCATAGTATATGAAATCTAGCCCTGTGACATGAATAGAAAACTGAAGCTGCGGATAGTACTTGTCAGGAACTTGTCCCATCATTGCTAGACCGTGATCTTTCTTTCCGGGGCATTTAATCTCAGCTATTATATTTCCATCACTGCTCATAGCATCTAATGAAGCTAGACACCAACCCCTTACGACTGTAGCTTTTTGTAAAGCAACGCCGTACTTATGTTCTAGTTGATCCCTAATCCCATCTTCTAGATCTAGACCCCTCTTCATGTAAGCATGCTGTTTGCGTGGAGTTCCAACTCCGATCTTTTCATCATAGAGTTGCTTTTTAGTCTTCCAAGGGTCAACGTTCATCAAAACTCTTGCATCGGTTGCAGTAATTTTAGTGCGTCTTAAAGCTAACCATTCCTCCGAGCCTTGAAATGGCTCAGGGATGATTCTAAATTCATTGTGAATATTCATTACTTTCCAAATTTAGCATTTTCAATTTTTTTCTGTTTAAGCTCGTTGAGCACCGCTTCTTTTTTGTCATGCAATTCTTTAGCTGCAAGCGAAGTTTCTTTTATATCAAAAACAGAAGGAGGATTTTTGTTTTCTAGAACGACTACTTTTGACTTCATTGTCTCAATGTTTTTCAATGCATATGATTTAAACTCATGATAGTACCTGCTGTCAACTAAACTCATACATGTGACTTTCAACGTGTCTTTCAAGAATGCATTGTGTGCTTTCACAAAATCTTCAGAACATTGACTAAGCAAGTGATCTATTTCTTGAACTTGCGCGGGAGTCATTGAATAACATGTCTGTTGTTGAGAATGATGCGTATCTTTACGATGTGCTGTCGGTGTGATAGAATTAGCATCTTCATCCTCGGGGCAAATGCCAACTAATGAGCATAGAGAGAATCTACGCAAATATGTAATTGCTGCGCCTATGTCTTGAGCATTCATATCTCTACGAGTCTTATCTTTCTCAGTGATCTTCTTTTCC